TCCCCAGATCGAGTACCACGCCAGGGCGTGCTCACGACCGAAGTCGAGGACGCCGCCGTCACGCAGTTCCACCGGCAGGGAGATGGCGTGCCCGAAGGCGTTGTCTCCGAGCATCATCGCCTCGTAGATGCCGTTGCTCGGCCCCCACGGCTCGCCCCAGCCCGGCAGCGCCGTCTCACCCGTGGGCAGGTCGTCGATGGTCGTGGCCGACGTGTTGTCGACGTCGAGGAACGGGTTGTTCGGCGGGGTGCCGGGGGCGCCGTCGCCGGTCGCACCGAGGGCCGTGCCACGCCAGTCCGGGTTGAACGGGTTGGGCGACGTCACCGCTCCACCGGGCAACTGCGGCCACGGGTCAGCGATGTCGGCGGTCCCGGCCAGCGGGCTGGTGACCTGCGTCGTCTCGATGAAGACGACGTCGTCCAGACGGCCGATCTCGCCCAGCATGAAGTTGCCGGGCGCTGCGTACTTCGTGACCTCGATCCACTCCGGGGTGTCCCGGAGACGGCGGCTCTGGTGCGGGTGCACGAAGCAGACGTACGTCTCACCGAGGCGGGGCACGTTCTTGCTGGCCAGCACCTCCACGGCGTCCTTGATGGCGTACGGGGTGAGGTTGAAGTTGTCGTCCACCGTGCCGGTGCCCGCCGAGGTCGTCACCTGGGTGAGGCCGGTCGCCGGGGTGCCGCCCTCGTACACGCCGTAGCCGACGTTGATGGCGGTCGGCTTCTGGTAGCCGAAGACGACGGACGACGCACGGCCGAGGGTCGAACGAGCCTGGCCGTCCATGTACAGGGCCATGTTGCGGCCGAGCAGACGGCTGGACGAGGCCATGACGTCATCGAAGCTGGCGTTGAGCAGCAGTTCCGAGACGGCAACGGCGAAGCCCTGCTCCTGCACCGTGATGGCGTACTGGCTCGCCGTGATGGCGTGCGTCTTCATGCGCACGCCTTCGATCAGTGGCCCGGACGGCATCGGCAGGTTGTTGTAGCGCATGAAGTTGACGGTGAGTCCGGGCATCGTGCCCAGTTCCGTCTTCTTCACAGCGAACTGCTCGAACCGGAGCACGGGCATGCTCTGGAAGAGGATCTCCTTCGACCAGATGGTCTGGATCGCCGGGCCGAGCATGGTCGAGCCGGTTGCGACCGACCCGGCGTAGCCGACGCCCGTGTTGTCCGCCACCAACTGGCCGGTGTAGCCGTTGACGACGTCGTACTGCGAGTAGGGGCCTCCGGGGGCAACTCTCGTCGTGCCGGTGATGCCGGAAACGACGGGAAGCTCGCCACCCAGGCCGGTGCCTGCGGGCATGGTATCTCCTCATGGAGCGAACGGGCCGAAGCCCTATGTGGGTGTTGTCTTACCCGTCAACCCCGACGATTGGGGTTGGTCGCTTGCAGGAGGGCATTCCGGTGCTTTTTGTACGTCTCCATGTCCATGCCTCGCAGTTCAGCGAGGCTCATCGGCATTTGTTCCGTCAGTTGTTCCATGGGTCCTACAGGCGGGGCCGTGGGTGCGGCCCCTCGTGGCTGAAACGGGAGGGGCGGTGGCTCCGACGCCACGAAGTTGCTGACGATGGTCTGCGTGTCGAGCTTGACACGCTCGATGGAGGCGTCGATTGCCTCCACCGTGTCACCAACCACGTACTGGCGAAGCTCCGGCAGGAGGTACTCAGCCTCCTGCGCAATCCGGTCACGGCGGTACTCGTCTACCTGCTGTAGCTGCCGCTCCCGGTTGAAGACCTCTCGCTCCATCTCCTGGGCCTGACGGATCTGGTCCATCTCGGCCCGCAACTCTGTCTCCCGGCGCTCCATGAGCGTCCGGAGGTCCATCTCGTTCTCTTCCTTCGCCTTGCGTGCGGCCTCAGCCTCGTCGGCCAAGCGCTGGCGCTCGGCTGCTTCGGCTTCCCGTGCCGCCTGGATCTCTTGCAACTGGCCACCCATCTGCTCGATGCGGCCGTACAGCTTGTCCTTCTCTTGCTGGCGGGCGTTGGCGATGTCCTCGTCCGTCCACCGGTAAGCAGGCCGCTCTTCGGCGGGCGCTCCGTTGGTGGTCGGCTGAGGTGGCGTCTGACCGTTCCAGTCAGCGGCCCTACGGGGCTGGGCTGGCTGGACTCCGGTGAGGAAGCCTTGGCCGGTGTCCGTGATGTTGTCCGTCGTGCCTTGTGCGTTCGACATCAAGTGTTCCTTCGTCGTTCTCCGGGCTGCAGGGTGTCATTCATACCACGGTTTGACGTGATACCGAAGTACCAGCAGTGTCACGTCTGGTCATCGGACTCGAAGTCGCTCATCTGCGGGGGCATCCCGCCGTACGCCAGCATCTGCACCTCTTGGGCGATCTGCGGGTTGACAGGAGGCGAAGCGGGCTGTGGCTTGCCCTCTGCGTCCTGCCCCATGAGCGGCTGACCGTCCGGCGTCATGCCGGTGGCCATCATGTTGAAGGCGCCGATCTGGCTCTGGATCAGGGAGATGGCGCCCTGCTCCTTGATGTCCTCGACCGTCTCCTCAAAGATCTCACGCAGCTTCTGGTCGGGGAACTGGGTGCCCAGGTCACGCAGGGCACCACGGCGGCTCTCCAACTGCATCGCCTGCAGCGCCTGGATCTCGTTGATCTTGAGCAACCGGTCGATCGGCATCGGGCTGGGCCACTGCACGTACGTGCGGTAGCTCACCGGGTTCGACGGGTCAAGCTCGGGCAACTGATCGGGCCGGATCATCAGCGACGACAGGATCGGGTTGTACACGGTCAACTCGGGGGCGAAGACGAAGGCGTGCTTGATGACCAACTCGTTGACCCGCTCAAACAGCCGGGTGTAGTTGGTCGTCTTGCGGTCGTGCTTGAGCATCAGCGGCTGGTACTGGATCGACAGGGCCACGCCGCTGGTGTTGCTGATCGGCTGCATCGTGCCGAGGGCGGTGGCGGGCACGCCGGTCATCTCGTGCATCGTCTGCTTGAGCAACTCCATGTAGCCGAGGGGGCCGGTGAAGTTGGTCTGCAGTTCAAGCTGGGTGATCTTGGCGTCCTTGTTGTTGACGGCCCACACCTTGCGGGGACCCTTCTCCAAGTTGGACGCCTTGGCCCCCGTTATGACAGTGACCGGGCTGGCGTGGTAGTTGATGATGTCGCTGATCTCGGTCGCCTTCTCGTTGTACTCACGGTTGAGCGCAACGATGTCGGTGATGTCAGCGAGGCCCCACGGGGACGAGGCCACCTCGATGTTCGGGCAGTAGGCGACGCAGATGTCACCGATCGGGTTCGGCCGGGAGTCGATCAACTCGTCGTTGATGTACTCCTCGATCATGTCCTCGGTCATCAGTTCGACGTAGGTCATGACCTGACGGGTCCCGTCCTGCGCCGACCCCCAAAACTTGTACTTCGTCTTGAATCTGATCATCCGACTGCGGTCGTGGGGGTGCCACTCCGGAAAGCAGAAGGCCGGGTTCAACGGCAGGATGCGGATGCGCCCCTCGTGGGGGAGGCCCACGGAATCCACGTATGGCGGCTCATACGCCACTTTCACGAAGCAGTCACCGGAGACGCTGCCCTGCTGGGCAAGCTCCATCAGGATCTGCTGCTTGTGGTTGTGGACCTCCCACACCTCCTTGAGGAGATACGGAGTGATGGCGCTGGTGGCCTCGGGGGAGTGGAAGTTGACCCCCTTGCCGAAGCTGAAGTTGGTGAGATAGTCGCTGAAGGCCCGCACCCAGTTGAACACCAGTTGCGGCTCACCGATCTCACGCTTGTAGGCCCAGTGGTGTCCCAGGTACCACGCCCAGTTGTTGGCGTAGCGGTTCATCCGGGGGCCGTGTACCTCAAACTCCTCATCGGCAAGCTCCACCAGCCCCAGTGGGCTGATGGCGATCGTGAGATCACTGGCCGATGCTCGGTACGACCCTCCGTAGAACGAGATGCTCATCGTGGCTTCCTGTAGGCGGACTTGGCCCGCATGAACTTGCGGTAGGCGTTCTGCACTGGCGACCGCACGTACAACTGCGGGAACTGGCTGTTGCTCAACGGCGGGAAGGGGTCAAGAGGCTGCCCGTGATGCTGGTGCGCAGCAGCCGACATCTCGATGTGGTGCCTCGACGGCGAACGCCGTGGCTTGACCTCTCCCCTGAACTCGTTGGGCATGCCGTCCTTCATCTCAGCCGCTCTTCTTCCTCGTGGCTGCAGCCTTCTTGGCCATCTTCGACCTGGCGGCGGGACCCTTGGCTGCCTCGTTGGAGATGGCCGCTGCCTTGCTCTTGCTGTAGCCCTCCTTCTTGAGGGCCTCGTACTCGTCTGGCTTCTTGATCGAGGGGCCAGGGTCCTTACCGCCCGGCACGGCTACTTCTCGGGCTTGTTCTGGCCGGGCGCCTGGCCCGAGTTGCCCCGCTGCTGGACCGCCGCCTTGATCTCCTCGACCTTGGCGTCGATGGCGTCGCTGATCTCGTCAGCCTTGGCCCGCACGTCCTGCTGCAGTTGCTCCCACATCGGCTGGACCGTGGCCTTGATCTCTGCGATCTTGGCCTGCAGTTCATCGACCAGTTGGCCCAGGCGGTTGTCGCCGGG